TTTTTTTTGTGACTTCACGAAATGATATAAGCCTGCAAGGTATTTTTCTTTGTAGGCTTTCTTTTTTATTCAATTTTTATTCTTGCCCTAAAATCGAAAATTTCTTCACGTGCGCACGCACGCGCGGTAGATGTAGTAGTAGATATATATATTTATTTTATGGTATATCTTCCGAAGAAATACCCTTTTCTTCAGAAGAAATTTTACGGTCTGGACATGAAAAAAGCGACATTCTCTCGAACATCGCTTCAAAGCAAATCAGTAAAATCGCCCCCTTTTCGGGTTGGGGTTCCCTTGACACATGAAGACAATCTAAAGTAGAGGGTAATAGATTATTCTTCCTCGTCTTCTTCTCCGGCAAGTTTGGCAAGCTTGTCCTCAATGGTGAGTTTGACCTCGCCATCGTCTATGCTGATATTCTTAGGCATGATGATTTTAATGAACTCTGTCGACACTTTCACCCTGTCTTTGGGGTCAAGTTCCATGAAGTCCTGCATTATTAGTGGCATCACATCTCCTTCGGGTATAGTGTTGTGCGTTTCAAGCCATTTCTCAATCATCCCTTTTGCCAGTGCCGTTATTTTGTTGGGCGTACCTTTTTGCCGCCCTCCGGTCTTTTTTCCTATTGCCATAATGATCTGTATGTAAAAAGATAAAATGATGATGCGAAGATAACGGCTTACTTTCGCACGCAAGGTATAACTTTTAATAATCAAAAACTAAAGTCTTATGGGTTTAATAGGAAGTGCCATAGGTGCAGTAGGCAGCATTTTCGGTGGAATCAAGGCATCCAAGGCCATGAAGAAAGCAAAACGTAATGTTGAGGCTCAACGGCAAAAGAATCAGGACTGGTACGACAGGCGGTACAACGAGGATGCCACTCAGCGGGCTGACGCACAACGCATCCTTACGCAAACTGAAGAGAGTATAAAACAACGTAACAAAGCCGCTGCCGGTAGTGCAGCCGTCATGGGCGGTACTGATGAAAGTGTGGCAGCGGCCAAAGAAGCGAACAACAAGGCTCTTGCCGATGCAACATCACAGATTGCCGCTGATGCAGAAGCACGTAAGGACAATATCGAAGCCACTTATATGCAAAACGACAATGCTTTCGTGGAACAGCTTAACGCCATTGAGCAAGGCAAGGCCAATGCCATATCGGGAGCTGTACAAGGAGTAACTAATGCGGTAAGTCAAATGCCTTTCTAAACTATTTCAATATGGCAACAATGGATGATATTTTAGGAAACGGAGGTGGTACGCCTCCGCTCAAAGGCTCTAAGGAATGGCACGAACAGCAGCAAGACGCTCCTTCCGTATCATCCCCGGTAAAGGGTACACAGAAATGGACGGAACAACAAGCAGCTGCGGCTCCTGCCGTTACCGGCTCCCAATCTGAAACGGTCGCTGCACCTCCGGCCAAACAAGCCGATGTGAACGGTGGCAGTCTCTCATACGCTGAATTGTACAAAAAACTCAATCCCTATAAACCGCCAACGGACGAGGAACTTGCTAAAGAAAAGAAGAAGCAGAAACGTGAACAGATATTCGCAGCCATTGGTGATGGTATATCGGCACTCTCTAACTTGTTCTTCACCACGCAGTACGCTCCAAATATGTATACCGGTAAGAATACCATGTCAGAACGTACCAAAGTGAGATATGACAAGCTGATGAAAGAACGTGAAGGCAAGGAGAAAGAATATTATGAGGGGCTGATGAGGGCAAGAATCGCTGATGAAGAAAGGGATGACCGTGAACGTAAGTGGCAAAGGCAGCTTGGTCTTGACAAAAAGAATGATGACAGATACAATGAGGGCATTCAACATCGCAACGAGCGAGAGAAGATTACAGATGACCGATATGATGCGGAACAGGAATACAAGAAAGGTCGGGACAAAGAAGCTGATAGGCGTTGGCAAGCAAACTATGATGAAAACAAACGTCAGGCAGACCGTTCCTACAATTTCCAAGTAAAGAGACATAATGACAATGTGGCTGTAGAGCGTGATAAAGCGAGAGCGACAGCCGCACGTGGTGTACGTGGCAAGCAGCTCGGTTTTTCTGACGGCGGCGGAAACCAAGTAGCCATTTACGAGAATGTTTGGAAAGGTTCGATGCAGCAGGTGTATGATGCTATGCTTGCCGACCTCTCTCCACAGGATGAGAAAGAGAAAAGGGCTTTTGACCGTCAAATGAAGAAACTTGATACACCACAGAAGAAAGAGGACTATGTAAAACAGAATTGGCACAAATCGCCTAAAGCCTCTGCAATCATGCTTTCCCTCTCCAAACTTGACCCTGCCACCATGACCTCGGAACTGAATGATGAGGTCGTGGACTATGTTCCCGGTGGCGGCGATGATGATGTGATTGATTATACACCCGGTAAAAACAAATAACTATGCCAATATTTGAATACAACGGAAAGAAATACAATGTGCGTGATGAACACATTGACAGTTTTATGAAAGACTTTCCCGATGCTTCTACAATCATGGAGCGTGAGGGGAAGAAATATCGTGTAAAGTCGGCAGACTACAGGACTTTCATGTCGGAGCAACAACAGCCCGAACAATCTGCCCTGGACTCTACACCTGAAACTCCTGTAACTCCTTCAGCAGAAGAAATGCCGTTGACGGAACAGGATAAAATACGCTTCAGTGCAAATATAGGACAGATGAAACGCCGCACGGAGCAAATGATAGACGGCTTCAACGAGCGTATGGAAACCATGCGTGAGTATCACGAAAACGCACCGTTGGGCGGCGGACAGACCGCAGAGGGGAAAATGCAGTTCAACCCGGAGAGCGGAAAACTGGAGAAAACCTACATTACCCCTCTCGGCAACCGATACACCAGCAAGGGACTTGCCGACATGGAGAGTTTCAGATACCGACAGGCGGCTGATATGTCTGTAAACGGACAGTTGCGCCGTGCAATGCTGAAACTTGCAGAGCTGCAAGAGAAAAGAGAGGCAAGTGCCAAGAGAGTGCATGAGCAATGGGAAGAAGATACAAAAAAGAATACAGCTCCTCTTGGATTCTTACTTGCAGCAGATACCTATGTTCCTCGTCAGATGAGCGACAAGGAAAACAGTACCTTGGATGTCGCCATTCGTCAAACGGAGGAACTTATCAAAGACCTTGAAGAGCAGAAAGACCGTGAGCAAGGCATCGATGTTGGCTTTTGGCGTGGTTTCGGTCGTGTGGCAGGAGATTTCCGCACTTGGGATTTCGGCATGAGCGATATGCGTGACGCATTGACCATGATGAACGCCGATGACCTGAAAGGTGAGAATGCCACAGAGGGAGAACGTGAAGCCTACAATGAAATGATGGGCGCACTCTACAACAAAGGACAGGCGGAGCAGATGTATGGCGGGAACGCCGGCTTTTGGAACAGAGCCGGTATGATGACCGGCCACATGCCTGCATTCATGCTTGACTTTGGCATTACAGGCGGTGGATTCAAAGGTATCAATGTTCTTTCCAAAGCCGGAACGAAAGCCGCCACAAAGGTGGTTGGCAAAGAAACGGTAGAGCAAATGGCCAAACAGGGCTTCAAGACATACGTGAAGGACAACGGCGTGAAAGGCTTGGGGCAGTATGCCACCAACTGGACTATCAAGGCTCTCGGAACAACCGCTGATGACCTGCTTCTCCGTGCTCCGCTGATGACCAACACTGTACAGGCTGGGAAAACCACGGCCGACATCATTGACAGGAAACTCGGTGATGTGGTTGTCGATGAGAACGGAAACTATGATTTTTCCAACGACAAGACTTGGGGAAATGCCATTTGGCAAGGAGAAGCCAATGCCATCGTTGAAAACTATTCGGAAATGTTCGGTTCGCACCTTGACCCTGTAGTTACTCTTGGAAATATGAGCAAACTCGCCAATGTGGTGGGTGCAAAGCGTATCGGTGCAGTACTTTCAAAGACTGATGCAGGTGCGTTGGACGGTATCATGGGACAGACACATCAGTTATTCAACAAAATGGGTGTGAGCGACTATTTCGGAGAGGTAACGGAAGAATACTATGGGCAATTGTGGCGCACCATGCTCAATCTCGACGATGCTTATCAGCAGAACCCGGACGGCACACGTACCAATTTGCTTGCGACAGGACAATTCCATGGCGACATTTGGGGCGGCATGGCTCTTTCTATGGGATTGATGGGTGCAGGTAAGGCTACTTTGTCGGGAGTACAGTATGCTTCAATGAAGCACGGAGTAAACAAGGCAGATGCCCGTGCAACAGAATTGCTTGGCAAAGAAATATGGGAGCCGTTAAGGGCGACAATAGACCTTACGACCAACGATGACATTGGAAGTGTGGCAGAGGGTATCGTGAACGACAAGGATTTCTCGGACGATGAGAGAGCCGCAATACTTACCTATATGGAGCGTTCGTTGATGATGAGGGGCTTTAACCTCGGTACTCTCGCACAGAAGCGGGGCGGCGAACAGGACGAGGATGTGCAGTCAATGAATGAAAGCTACATTGACGGTTACAACCTCGCAGACCCACAGGAAATGACCGATGCCAAGAATATGCGTGACTACCAGCGGCAGAGGGTTTCTGCCATAGTGGATGAAAACACGCTTGGCTTTTTGGATATACATCCTATGAATGCATTGGAGGAAATGCGGAACAATGGCCTTTGGGGAGAAAGCGAGTTGGAAACGGTTATTGACTACCTCAATGCCAAACAGGTATATGACGGCATGATTCAGCGTGTGCGTGATGATATAGACGCACGTGTGGAGCAAAGCAACGCAATGGTTGACGCACGCACCAACCGCACCTCCGGCATGATACAGGGGGCTACGATGAAGCAGGACGACCGCCGTGTGTATGTGGTGGGTGGAAACCTTGTGCAGTATGCAGACGGCAGCGGCATTGACAACCGGGCTTCGGACGGCAGTATCATTGTGCGTGATGCGGAAACAGGCGCACTTGAACAGGTGTCGCCCGATGCCGTATTGAACATTGATGAGCCGTTGAACCCGTCCGATGAGAAAATGACAGCGGAGGAGGCTATCATTCAACAGTTCGCACAGGAAGCATCCGACAAGATTGACGGTGTGGTTACATTCAACCCCGGCGATACATACACCATTACAGGAGATGACGCACAGATACAGGTTCAGATTGTAGCCAACGAAGACGGTATTGTGGATAATGGGGACGGCACAGTTAACGTATCGGACGGCGTGAATATCTTCCCGTTGGCAAAAGAAACCATACAGCAACAGGCTGATGCGGCAAACTTGGCACGTGTGGCGCAGTTCGAGCAGCAGAGAACCATTGAGAATGCCGAACGGAAACAGGAAATGCAAGAGGCTGAAAGACCACAATACGCCCTCAATGACATTGTTTCGCTTACCGATGAGAACGGCGTTACCGTCCGTGGCAATATCACAGCAGATGCCGATGCGGACGGCAAGTATGAGGTATTTACCGAAGCTCCTATCAACGGAAAACGTGTGAACCTGTTCACTCGTGATGAACTTGACAATATGCTGTTGGAGCATAACGGAGTGGCATTTGAACATCCTGCCGAAAATGAGAGCAACAATGGTGCGGAAAATATTCCCGAAAATGATAACAATGCCCCTCAAAATATTCCTGCCATGCAGAGAATACCAAAGGATGAGCAGGGAAATCCACTATATGAGCAGGCCGACAGCGACACAGCTTGGGATGCCATTGTGGAGCAGACTGAGGGTGATGAGGATATGGCACAGACCGTAGCCGATGGAATGGTTGCCGACAAGGAAGAAGCCTTGAAGAAGTTGGAGAAAGCCAAATCGAAAGGTGGCAACTCCATTGCCGAAAAGATTGCTTCCGAGAAAGAACGCAAAGCGGCGATTGATGCAGCCAAACAGGATTTGCTCGCTTGGCAGAAGATAGCCGGTACTGCCAACCGTAGAAGAATGGCAGCGGATGCGGAACGCAAACGAATGGCTGATGAAGCTGCCGCCCTACGCAAAGCGGAAGAAGAAAAGCTGCGTGCAGAGCGTGAGGAAGCCGAACGCGTCGAGCGTGAAGCCCTTAACGGAGTTCCCGACATGGTGGATGATACACCGCAGGATGCCCGCGCAAGGGGGTACAGACGTGTGAACGGCCATAAGATTGACAGGCAAGAACCATTGCAGACCGTACAAGGTAAAGAGGTGAACGTGAAGTTCAGCAATGATGTGCTGGCTCCCGGTCATGTGGCCGTGATTGACGCATCGTTGTTGCAACCGAGCCATATCCAAGGTGTGCGTAATCCTCTGCATTTTATTGATGAAGCGCAACCCAAGGAACGAAATGACGAAGCGAGCGTATTGTCTGCACGGAAAATCGCCGGGAACATTCGTCCGGAAGAAATCACATCGAGTATTACCGCTTACACCGGTGCGCCGACCGTAAACGAACGTGGTGAAGTTATACAGGGAAACAACCGCAGTGATGCCTTGCGTCTGATGTGGGAAAGCCATCCGGAACAGGCCGAAGCATATAGGCAATACCTGAAAGACCATGCGGAAGAGTTTGGTTTGCGTGCTGAAGATATTGCTGCCCTACAAAGTCCGGTGCTGGTAAATATGCTTCATGTGGACGATACAGAAGCCCTCAATCTTGGTCAGTTTGTTGCACAAGACACAGAAAGTGGAGGTGTTGAACGTATCAAACCTAAAAACACCTTGCAGCGCATGGGAACCGAAATGCGTTCGTTTGCCAACCTGTTGCTTAGGACTTCGGATGATGAAATGTCGTTTGCCGGACTTGTGGATGCCAATGGTGCAAATGTTCTGAAATGGATGAGTCAAAGAGGTTTCATCAGTCACACACAATACAAGAGTGCGTTTGACAGCAAGGGCAACCTAACTCCTGAATCCAAGAATGATTTGCGTGGTATCATGTATCAAAGCATCTTCAAGGACGGCAGCACACGGTTGGAGGAAATGTTCAACGTATTGCCGGTAAAAGCACAAAAGGCTATTCTTGCCACTGCTTTCCGTGATTATGACAGTCCGAACAGTGAACGAATGGTAGATGAGATACAGAATTCCGTTCGTGCTTACTATGCTTTGTCCCAAGATAAAATGTTTGCAGAGGCAAAGAATTTCAAGGAAGCACGTATTGCTGTAGAAAACTGGAAACGCCAGTATCAAATGGATGATGTTACAGGGGAAAGTTATCTCCCTGCTGATAATTTCAGTAACTTTGTCTTGCATTTGGCCGCAATGTATAAAGGTGAAAGCCAAAGCTTCATTCAAAACACATTCGGCAAGATTTATGACCTTATACAAGGTACACAGGAAGAAACTCTGTTCGAACAGCCGGACAATACCCCTCGGACGCTCGTACAGGCTATTAAAGAAGCATTAAATTTAGATTACAATGGACAACAGCGAAGCAATGTATTGGTTGGCGATACTGCAACAAGCCAACGAGGGCAGCAAGGAAGCAATGGAGATCTTGCGCCAAGAGAACGAGTTGAGGACGGAAATGGGACAATCGATGATACAGGAAGAACTGAAAGCATTGGTGAACAAAGCGAAATAGAACCTTCTTTATCACAAGAAGAAATGCTATCTTCTGGTGATACTGACAATCAACTTAGTGCAAAAATAGCAAGACGCATTGAAGTTCAAGAAGATGATTGGGTTGAAAGCGGAAAGTATGGCGATACTTATAAACAGACAATTATTGTTGATGGTACTCATAAAGTTATAAAAGTTGATGCACCCGATACGAAAGGTAATTATACAGGTAGTACTTATGAGTATGACGGTCAAACATTCGGAGATTTATTGGATGTTGTTAATTATATTGATGCATCTTCGTCTTTAGCCAATGCCGTTGCAGTGGCAGAGAAAGAAACCGATACTACTCCTACGGAGAAACAGAAAGAAGCCGGCAATTATAAGAAAGGTCATGTGCAGGTTGGTACATTCAATATCACCATTGAGAACCCGAAAGGATCCGTTCGTAGTGGAATAGACACAGAGGGCAACAAATGGGAAACGACCATGCAGAACACCTATGGCTATATTCGTGGCACGGAAGGTGTAGACGGCGACCATATAGACGTGTTCCTCTCTGATGATATTGACGGGTGGAATGGTCGCAAGGTGTTTGTGGTTGACCAATATAACGAGGACGGCACGTTTGACGAACACAAGGTTATGCTGGGCTTCAATGAGGCTGACGATGCTGAAGCAGCTTACTTTGCTAATTATGACAGAAATTGGGCGAAGAAGCACAAGACAATGCTGACGGGCGTTAACTTAGAGGAGTTCAAGAAGTGGATAGAGAGCAGCCATCGCAAGACCAAGGCTTTTTCGGAATACAAGTCTGTAAAGACGATCGAGGGGCAGAGTTCCGGCACACAAGGCAACAGACTTTCAGAAGTCAAGTCCCGTATTGAAGAATTGCACAAGGAACAAGAAGCAGCGCACAACCGTAGCGACATTTTTGAGGAGGCTCGCATTATTTCTGAAATTAACGACCTCTTTACCGAACAACGCAAGTTGGAACAAGACGTTTCCAGTGAAGAAGCGACTGCACCGACTGATGCTCCGTACACCATTACTCCGGTGCAGTACATCACCAAGCGAGGTAAGGTGTTAGATATGCAACTTGTTGAGTTCCAATCGGAATTGCGCAAGGAAGTTCAAAAGCATGTAAGTATGTTCGCCAAAGAAATGAAAGGTTGGTGGGACAGGGAAAAACACGGCTTTATGATGCGTAGCGAAGAGGATGCCAAGCGATTAGTAGAATACGCAGTAGATGCACAAGGACAACCTCCCATATCAATGTTGGATATACAGGCTGTAAATGATGGTGATGTGCTGTTTACTAAACCCAAAGCACCAGCAAAGGATGAAAAACAGGATTACACCCCTGTATGGCAATACTCTGTTTCTGTTGATAAGGAAACCGGATATACGACTTTGACTCGCGATGATGTGAGCGGTCCCATACCTATTGGTGATGCAGGTTTTCGTCAGACAACCAACAGCCCGGAGGAAATGTTAGGCATTCTTCGCAATCCGCAGAATGGCATGCAAGAAGTTTTGGATGCAGTTGGTGTTCCGCTTGAAAATAAAATTAAGACCCGAGAACTTGATCGCAAGGCAAAGGATGAAATTCATGACAAAAGGACAGATTTCGTTGTTGATAAGGAAATGGATAACAGATATTCTGTTCGTACTTTGATGAAGATGATTGACGCGGAAAAGCAGGCTGTGATGGATTTAGGAGAGAAGCGTGGTGGAGACGTTTATCATGAAGGAAATATTATTTTTCTGACCAAAGATAGTGCAGACAAGTTTGCTAATGAAGCTCGAACTCTTATCAGCGATATGAGGAGTAAGCAGCAACAAGGCAATTCACAGAAAAAGACTGAAGCGAGTGGTAACCGTCTTGTTACTGATGAGCGTTATGCGGAACTTCGTGAGCGTATGCGTAAGAAGTTACTCGGTCAAATGAATATTGGTATTGACCCTGAAATACTTGCCATTGGCACAGAAATGGCTGTTTACCATTTAGAGAAAGGCTCACGGAAGTTTGCAGAATATGCAAAGGCTATGATTGTAGACTTGGGTGATTCCATACGTCCGTACCTTAAAGCATTTTACAATGGTGCGCGAGATTTGCCTGAGGTGTCAGAAAACGGATTGAATACTGACATGACCTCTTACGATGAGGTGCAGAAGTTCGACGTGGCCAACTTTGACAAGTCCGGCATTGATGCACTCGCCACCGCTGAAACTGTAACGAAAGAGGCGGAAGTGGCGGGGGAGGTTGAAGTTGCACTGGAACGTATAAAGAAAACTCGTTCAACGCGCAAGAAGAGTGAGAAAAAAACTGTAAATTTACAGCAGTCAAACGAGCTTGGTTTGTTTGGCAGTTTGTTTGATAATAACGAAACCAACAACGAAGATGGACGAATACACCAAGAAAGTACTAAGATTACAGGGACACAGCGAGAAGTCAATAGCGAAAATGGAGCTGGAGGAACGGATAGACGCAGCATGCTACCGCCACAAAGCGGAAACGCTAGAAGCACCGTACACATGGAGCGAGGAAGAGTGGACGGAGATTTACAAAGAGGCAGGGATGACGGACGAGGAAATCGTAGAGTACAGGAAGGAACAGGCGAAATACAACGGGGGCGAGGAACACGACTTTCCGATGATGCCATAGATGAACCGAAAAATACTCGCAATAATCATTCAGACCGGGGGACGAACTATGCTCCAACTTCGGTAGATGCACGCATAGAGGCCAATATTAAAGCTATAGAGTTGGCACAGCAACTTATTGAGAGTGGAGAGCTTGCTACTCCTAAACAAATGGCAGTACTTCGCAAGTTTAGCGGTTGGGGTGGTTTAGGTAAAGTATTTAGTGATAATACATATTCGACACGTCTACAGCAGTTGATGGGCACAGAAGCCTATCAAGAAGCTGTAATTACAATGGTGCGAGAGATTTGCCGGAGGTGGCAGAGAACGGACTGGATGCAGACATGACTCCATACGATGAGGTACAACAATTCGATGTGGCGAATTTCGATAAGAAAAGTATTGATGCGCTTGCTACCGCCGAAACCGTAACAAGAGAGACCGAGGTGGAGCAAGAGGCAGAGATTGCACAGGAACGTATCAAAAAAAGTCGCCCTGCACGTAAGAAGAATGAGAAAAAAGCAGTAAATTCACGGAATCAAACAGGTGGGTTATTTGGTGATTTACTTACTGAAAATGACAAGGCTGATGCAGAACTGCATCGCCAATTTGCAATGACAGTAAAGGCTGATATGCTTGCGGCTCTTGACAATGGGACAAAGCCATACAGAAGCATTTTAGACCTACGCAAGCGTGCAAGTGAGTTGGGAATGGAGGTAGATAATGATGGAAGAACTGATATTTTGTTGCAGGAACTTGTTGAGGACGGATTGGTCAGAGCTGCACGTGAGGTTATTGAACGTAAAGGAAGTGCTAGCAGAGAATCATACGATTTAATCTGCAAACTTTATGAAATGCAACCAACCATTTCGGCACGAAGCAGCAACCGTATAAAGATGCAGCAGTACTCCACGCCTCTTCCTATGGCTTGGATTGCCGGCCGATTTGCAATGGCTGACAAAGCAGACGGAAGCGTGTTAGAACCAACTGCGGGTAATGGGATGTTAGTTTTCACTATTCCAGTCGGACAGGTTCATGTAAATGAACTTGACAAAACACGACTGGACAACCTACGTGAACAGGGATTTGCACAAGTAACACAGCAGGATGCGACAGAGCCATTCGATGGCGATGTGCGTTATGATGTTGTTATCGCCAATCCCCCATTCGGAAAGCGTGAGGCAGTTGAGTATGATGGAAAGAAGATACCGGGACTTGACCCGCAAATAACATTGAACGCTCTTTCAAGCATGAAAGATGACGGCAGAGCCGCTATCATCATCGGTGGAAATATGGAGTATGCGAACAATGGTGCTATAAAGAGCATGAAACCATTTTTCACCTACTTATATGACCACTATAACGTGAAAGGCGTTATTGACATGGGCGGTGGACTGTATGCGAAGCAAGGTACAACATTCCCCACTCGTATGATACTGATAGATGGCCGCAGAACCAATGAGGAACGGGCGCAGACTGCCGTATACCCTCCTGTGGAGAACAAAGCAATCCGCAAGGCTGAAAGTTTTGACGACCTGTACGAGATTATTAACGAAGTATTGAATTTTAATGAAAAGACAAATGGAACAGAAGTATTACGTAGCCAAGGAGGGCGACATCTGTCTGTCGCTGACAACGCATCCGGGGAAACTGACGGAGCAGGACATAATAGACAATCTGAGGCGGATGATGAGAGTGGAAGCCAAACAGAACGGAGAGGAAGAACCGGATTGGAGGGAAACTCTGAGAGCGGCCAACGACCTGTATTGGGAAAACGTGGACAGAATGATACAGTTGGCGAGACCGGGAGAGGAACTGATACCATTGGAAAGCCTTCAACTGACGGAAGAGGACTTGAACAACGAACTGTGGGAAATGAGCCTCAGCCAGTGGATGGAGTGGACGTTCAACGAATCGGACTGGGATTAAAAGGAAAACCCAAGAAAAGAGATTTGACTGAAGAAAAACTTCCTTATCGTCCTCATAATACAGCATTCAGACTTGAAAGCGTTGCCCCCGCAGCTATGGTCGAGGCAATGGATAAAGTGCTTTCTCAAATTGAAGCACAGCACGGCAGCATAGATGAATTTGTCAAGACAGAACTCGGATATGATACCATTGCTGAAACGTATCAAGCACTTGCCGCCGAGCAGATGGACAGTGTCGCTATGGCAATCTATCAGATGAAACAGGAACAAGCCCTTATTATAGGCGACCAAACTGGTGTTGGTAAGGGGCGCCAAATGGCAGCACTTATTCGTTGGGCAGTGCAACGAGGTGAGAAACCTGTATTCATCACACAGAAAGCAGACTTGTTCTCCGATATTTACCGAGACTTGGTAGATGTTGGAAGTGGAGACCTCGTGCCGTTTATATTCAACTCTGACGGTGCTATGGTTGATAGCAAAGGTAATACAGTACACAAACCTCTATCTTCCGCAGAAATGGCAAAAGTCTTTGCATCGGGAGCATTGCCCGAAGAATATGACTTCGCTGTACTCACCTATTCGCAGGTAAACACTGGCGATGTTGTCAGTCAGCAAGAAATGGAGGAAGCTGCCAAAAAGAGTGGCGCACGCACCAAGAAAAGCAAGAACGTGAAGAATGGCAAGGCTACCCCGAAAGCCACATTCTTACGTGCCATTGCAAAGGATAACTATCTGTTCCTTGATGAAAGTCATACGGCGGCAGGTTCGAGCAATACAGGTGCCTATCTGCAAAGTATTCTTCGTGGAGCGAAAGCCGCCACATTTGCAAGTGCTACGTTCGCAAAGCGTCCCGACACAATGCCTTTGTATGCAATTCGTACAGCGATGAGCCAAGCAAAGGTTGATCCGGATAAGATGATTAGTATCATTGAGAAAGGCGGTGTAACTCTGCAAGAGATTATGAGTCGTGAATTGACTAATGCAGGGCAAATGGTACGCAGAGAGCGAGATATGAGCGATGTTGTTACCGATTGGAAAACAATCACTGACCCCGAAACTGTTAGACGTGCAAGAGAGAATTACGACCGTACCATAGCAGCATTCAATGCCATTATCAAATTCCAAGAGGACTACGTAAAGCCGATGATTGAAGCATTGGATATGGAACTTGCTGTTATGGCAGAGAGCGCAGGTGTGAAGCGAGGCACAGATAAAATGGGCGTTGAGAACGTGCCATTTGCAAGCAAGACCTACAACTACACCAAGCAGCTTATGCTTGCCCTCAAAGTCAATGCTATTGCAGATGAAGTGGAAGGCGAAATCAATGCAGGTCGCCACCCTGTTATTGCGTTGGAAAGCACAATGGAGAGCAGTATTAAGGACTATGCCGCAGGAGAAATCATTGATGAGCCAACATTCAGTGCAAGCCTACTGAAAGGACTTGACACCGTTATGCAGTACACCGTCAAAGATGAGGACGGTAACGAACGCCACGAGCGATATTCTCCACAGGCATTAGGTCCGGCAGGAGAAAAAGCATATTATGAGTTGCAGGATTTCATTCGTGAAAGCACAAGCGATATCTTTATCAGTCCACTTGATGCCATTATCGAGCGTCTGAACAAGAAAGGATACAAAGTAGGTGAATTGACAGGACGTAATATGTATGTTGAGCGCAACGATGACGGACGTGTCGTTGTCAAGCGTAGAACTGACAAAGACAAAAAGAAAATGCAGATAGAGTTCAACAGTGGTGTTCTTGATGTCCTCATCCTCAACAAGTCTGCATCAACAGGTATCAGTTTGCACGCTTCAGAGAAATTCAGCGACCAACGTCAGCGTTCTATGATTATAGCACAGCCGCTGAGCGATATTAACGACTATATGCAGATGATAGGACGTATAGACCGTACAGGACAGGTGCATAGAGGTTATTACATCAACCTCGGTTTGCCTGTACCCGCCGAGAACCGTTTCCTGATGATGCTTTCCACCAAACTGAAATCGTTGAACGCTAATACCACGACCTCACAGGATAGTGAAAGTAATGATGTGGAAGCACCGGATTTACTCAACAAGTATGGTAGTCAAGTTGTTGTTGAGTATCTTCGTGATAATGTAGATATATACGAGAAAATGGGTACTCCTTTGAAAAAGGGAGGACTCGGAGGTGGTCGTGTGCAGGCAAGCGAACTTGAAGATTACAAACCGCAAGAAGATGATGCACGCAAGATTACAGGTTATGTCGCTCTATTGGCAACAAAAGAGCAGGAGGAGTTTTACGATGATGTCGTAAGGCGTTATAACGAATTGATTAAATATCTCAATGATACCGGCAGTAACGACTTAAAGATTACTGTAATGCCACTCCGCGCAACGACTATCGAGAAACGCATATCTTCTGAGGGCATAGACCCTGATGGAAACAATCCATTTGCTCGCAATTCATTTGTTGAAAAGGTGGAAATGGATGTGTTGAGAAAGCCGATGAAAGCGGATGAGATACGCAAGGTAATAGAACAGATAAACAAGGGTGTTGAGCCGAATACCTATCTTGACAATGTTATTGAAACTATCCGCAAGGAGGACGAAGTTAGAATTGCTGCAGAAGATGAACGCTACGAGAAATCAAAGGCAAAAGCCATTGACGACATAGCCAAGCAGACAGAAAAAATCAATGGTCAGAAGAAACGCAGCGATGAAGAAAAGCGTGTTGCCATAGATAACTTTATCGCAGAGACCAATGAAAAGGTAGAGGCAAAGCATAAGGACAACATCTTGCGACTCAACACGAACAGCGACCAGATGATGCGCCGCTTGAGAATGTTTGAAGTTGGCAAGTCTTATCTTGTGCCCGATAACCTTGAGTCAATGATTTTCGACTTTGCTACTTCTGCTATCTTCTGTGGCTACAAAACAAAGGATAGCAAGATTACAGCCTCAACAACACTTGCGGTATTTGCTACCCTTGACGGTCGCAGACGTATTGAAATTAAACTTTCACAGATTGATGCGTTGCGAAGCATTGACAAGGTAACCAATGATAATTGGGATGCTGCACGTGCCACCACACTTGATAATTGGGATAGTCAGATACCAAGTGAGACACGAAAGACAGGTTTCATTATGACAGGTAATATCTTGCAGGCTATAGCCGATACACAAGATGAATACGGAGGCTATCCTGGACAACTCATTAGTTATACAGACATTGACGGTAATGTTCACGATGGTATCTTAATGCCCGACAAATGGAATGCTTCTATGCTGAAAACGAGCGGTGCTCCATTGAGCAGTCGTTTACAACAGATAAAAGACTATACTCCTATAACAAGCCACGATGGAAAGGTCGAGATTATGGGTAACAGTTGGGCAAAGATGTTCTACCTCACTGTTCCAAAGACAAAGAAAGACGGTGCGGTTTACTACGAGAACAAAACCTTGCTTCGTGCCGCAGGTGGAAACTTCTACCCTTACCGAGGAAAGTTGCGTGCGGATATTCCCGAGGAGCGCATAATAGAAGTTGTCAAGGAACTTGCCAAATTAGGCGTAAAAGTAAAGGATGACACAACTGATATTCTCCAACGTAACGGCATTGGTGCATATAACGATGATGAAGTCAGTTATGAGAATGACCCAGTGGCAAAGCTGCTCGGTCAGTCAAGGAGAACGGCAAAGCAGCGGAGGGAATTTGCACGGCGTGAACGCCAAAGAATGGCAGAACGTGTGGAAAGCCTTGCAGAGAAACTGCATCTTGACAATGTGGAGGTTGTTACTGATGCTTCCGTCTTGGATGGAAAGAAGCAGCGTGCAAAAGGCTTCTACTCGAAGAGTACAGGGAAGATAACCATTGTTATTCCCAACCATACAAGTACGTTTGATGTTGAACAGACACTGCTGCATGAGGCTGTGGCGCACTATGGTTTGCGCCAGTTGTTCGGAGAACATTTTGATACATTCCTTGATAATGTATTCAACAATGCCGATGAGAACATACGCAGACGCATTGTAGATATGGCTGCAAAAAACGGTTGGGATTTCCATAAGGCTACCGAAGAATATCTTGCTTCGCTTGCAGAAGATACTGAATTTGAGAACATCAACGCAAGTTGGTGGCAACAGATAAAGGATTTCTTCTTGAATATGCTTCATAAGATAGGCTTTGAGGATTTCAGAGGGGTTACTCTATCGGACAACGAACTTCGCTACATCTTGTGGCGCAGTTACGAGAACCTTGCGGAACCGGGCAGATACAGAAACATATTGGGAGAAGCCGCTGATGTGGCAAAGCAGTATGAACTGAAAGTCGGAAATTATGCGGTTTCCGACCCACATCATCAGACTGTTGCAGAAAGTGATGATGCACTATACCGTACCGGTGACCCGGAAATACATGAAAGGGAGTTGGCTCGTGACCGTTATGAAAGGCGTGTAAAAAGCGGTATGTTCCAATCACAGGAAGCATTACAGGACAGTATGCTCGGCTTGAAAGAAGCCATGACTGCAATCCTTGGCAAGGAAACAAACATTGAGGATGTGGACGGATTTGAAAACGCATACTTGGGAGAAAACCGTCTGTCAAGTGTGAACAAAGCCGAAGCCGATGCGTTTGCCCACACCCTGTTCAAGCCCATGCTTGATGAGGTTGCCAAACTTGCCAGGACTGAGGCAGAGCGTGAGGAATTGACTGATTACATGATGGCGAAACACGGCCTTGAACGCAATACATATATGCGTAATGAAGCAATCAATAACGGAGCAACCGATGCAGACCAAACCGACTATGCCGGACTTACAGCCCTTACAGGTATGGATAATGTTGCTGATGCCGAAACGGAAGCACAGATAATGGTTAACGATTACGAACAGGCACACGACACTACCGACCTTTGGAAAAAAGTCAATGCCGCGAGCAAAGCAATACTTTCAAAGTCATACGAATGTGGCATGATGAGTAAAGCGACCTTTGATAAAATTTCAGATATGTATGATTTTTACATTCCGCTACGTGGTTTTGACGAAAAGACCAGTTCTGAAGCATACGCATATCTGACGCACAAGCAAAGTGCATTCAATGCTCCTATCAAGAAAGCGGAAGGACGCAGGTCGAAAGCGGATGACCCGTTTGCCAACCTGCAATCAATGGCAGAAGGTGCTATCATGCAGGGCAACCGGAACAAATTGGTAAAACAGCGTTTCCTTAATTTCGCCCTCAACCATCCGAGCGACCTTGTCAGTGTGAGCGACATTTGGGTAGAATACGATACGGTGGCCGACGAATGGAAGCCAGTGTTTCCTGACAACATAGACAGTACAGATACTCCCGAAGTGGTGGAACGGAAGATGCTGGACTTTGAAACTAAAATGGAGTCATTGGCACAGCAATATCCTGACCGGTACAAGCATGGCAAAGATACCGTGAATATTCCTTACCGTATTGTGGAAAGCCGGGATATGAGGCAGCACCAAATTGTAGTGAAGCGTGGCGGCAGGGACTATGTGATTACCATAAACGGCAATCCACGTGCGGCACAAGCATTGAACGGACAGACAAATCCCGACAACGATATGTCGGGGGCAATCGGGGCCATTCTCCGTGCCGGTGAAAACATCAACCGACAGTTGAGTGCGTTCTATACCACACGCAACCCGGACTTCATCGTATCGAACTTCATGCGAGATATGCTATACACCAACACCATGACTTGGATAAGGGAAAGCCCGAACTACGCACTTCGTTTTCATCGCAATTATATGTATGCCAATCCTGTAAGGATAAAGCAACTCTTGGCAAAGCACCGCAAAGGGACACTTGACATGAGTAACAAGACGGAAGCGATGTTTCATCAGTTCATGATGAACGGAGGAGAAACAGGCTATGCCAATATCCGGGACATTGAACAACATAAGAACGACATACGCAGGGAACTGAAAAAATCAAACGGCAAGATTCCTGTAAAAAAAGCATGGGACTTGTTGGGCGGACGTTTCGATGAGTACAACCGAGCCGTTGAGAACTGCGCCCGTTTTGCCGCTTTCATGACATCACGCGAAATGGGCCGGAGCATTGACAGAGCCATCTATGATGCAAAGGAGATAAGCGTAAACTTCAACAAGAAAGGCAGCGGAGCAAAATTCTATGACAGTACAGGGCAGACAAAGGCTGGTAATGCCAGTGCATTGGTATCGGGACTTGGTCGTAGCGGCTATGTGTTTTGGAATGCAGCCATTCAAGGTACGGCAAACTTTGGACGACAGATGAAACGCCATCCTGCCAAAGCTTTTACAGGTATTGCGGCGATGTTCCTTCTTGGTGCCATTGTTGCCTACTTGGGTGGCGATGATGATGACGATGATGACAAGAACGCATACTATAATCTTCCCGAATATGTAAGGCGCAGCAATATTCTTTTCAGGGCAGGAAACAGTTGGGTATCAATTCCTCTTCCGGTAGAATACAGGGCTGTTTACGGTATGGGCGAACTGATGATTTCCGTCCTTAACGGAAAGGAACATCTTACAGACGGAGAAATTGCCGAAGCCATAACAGGACAGGCTACACAGATATTACCTATTGATTTCTTGGAGGGCGGCGGAGGATTGAATGCCTTTGTACCGAGTGCCTACAAACCCTTGTGGGAAGCCTACGTTGCAGAAAAGAGTTGGACGGGTATGCCACTTTATAAAGACACACCTTACAACAAAGATATGCCCGAATGGACAAAGGCGTATAAGAGTGCCAATAAATACATTGTCGGATTGGCCAATGCCATGAATGAAGCTACGGGTGGAGACCCATATACAAAAGGAACGATTGACTTTAATCCGGCAAAGATTGAATATATGCTGAACGGTTATTTCGGTGGCGTGTTCGGAACAATCGACAAGTTGAGCAAGATGGTAGAAACCGTTACAGGCAACCGTGAGTACGACCCTCGCAGCTTCTTGTTGGCAAACAGGCTGGTCAAAGCCGGGGACGAACGCACCGAGTACAGGGCTGTGAACAATGAGTATTTCCGATTGAAAGAGGAGCATGACCGGTTGAAATCCCGATTGAAGCACTATGAAGAAGATACCGACAACGACATATTTGACTATGCGGAAAAGATTGATTTCCTTTACAATTCACCCGAATACGAGCGTTACGAAATCTTCGAGGATTACCGTGAAGACATTGACGACCTCTACAATGAATTAAAAGAAGCAATCAGTGACGAGGAACGCAAGGATATTGAAGCCGAGTTGAACGAACTCAAAAAGGAAATGATAGAAGAAATGAACAAAACCCGTAAATAGTTAAACATAGGATGATTGCCCGGAGCAGTATATTTGTTCCGAGCAATCATTAAAATGATAAAAATATGCATGTAAATAAAAGCGAAAGAAAATTGCTGCCAATGAGCCGTATAGCTCCGGGAAGAAATGATGCCGCCGAGATAGATACTGTTGTTTCTGCAAAACGTTATGGTGACCGCAGGGCATTTGACATTCTTATGGAAGCACAATACTATTGGAGCCAGATGGACGACTTTCGGAAAGACCGGGAGCGAAACAAACGCTATACCTATGGTTTCCAATGGGACGATATGATTTGTGTGGACGGAAAATCCATGAGCGAGGAAGAATACATTAAAAGTCAAGGCAACGTGCCTTTGAAAAACAACCTTATCCGTAGGCTTGTGCGAAGCGTGCTTGGCGTGTATCGAAGCCAAAGTAAAGAACCGACTTGTACCGCACGTGATCGGGATGAACAGAAACTTGGTGAAACGATGAGTACGATACTTCAATGCAACATGCAGCTTAACCGAATGAACGATGTATATGCCCGAACTATGGAAGAGTTCCTGATAAGCGGTTTTATCGTTCACCGTAAATCGTACGGTTGGCGTAATGGAAAAGAGGATTGTTGGACGGACTATGTACAACCCAATAATTTCTTTATCGACAACAACATGAGAGATTTCAGAGGTTGGGATGTTTCCGTGCTTGGAGAAGTTCACGACATTTCTTTCGGACAGTTGTGTGAACAGTTCGCATCAAGTCCGCAGGAATACAGACAATTGCGTGACATTTACAAGTGGGCGGCAAGGAAAGATTACATAACCACATACGCGGAGCGTTTCGGGTATAGCCGCTTGGAAAACTACGATTTTCTATTCACAAGCGAGCCGGGACGATGTCGTGTGATAGAGATATGGCGCAAGGAGCAAAAACCGAGATACCGTTGCCATGACTACCAAAACGGCGATATTTTCAAAATAGACGAAGAAGATTACGCACAAGTGGTGCTTACTGAAAATGAAGAACGTATGCGTATGGCCAAGGAAGCCGGTATGCCGGAAGATGAGGTTCCGTTGATAAAAGCTACTTGGTTTGTGGACGATTATTGGTATTTCTATTACCTTTCTCCTTTTGGCGACATATTGAGGGAGGGGGAAACGCCTTACGAGCATGGAAGCCATCCATATGTTTTCAAGGCATATCCGTTCATTGATGGTGAAATCCATTCATTCGTTGCTGATGTAATCGACCAACAGCGATATACCAACCGATTGATAACTCTCTATGACTGGATAATGCGTGCGAGTGCCAAAGGCGTGCTGATGATGCCCGAAGACTGCTTGCCTGATGGTGTGAGCATTGACGATATTGCAGAGAGCTGGACGGAATTTAACGGTGTCATCGTATACAAGCCGAGCAAAAGCGGAAAAGTGCCGGAACAGGTGGCCAATAATTCCACAAATATAGGCATTGCGGAACTGCTTAACATGCAACTCAAATTTTTTGAAGATATATCGGGAGTTACGGGCGCATTACAAGGAAAGCCCGGGTATTCCGGTGAAAGTGCATCGCACTATAACCAACAGACAGAAAACGCCACGAAGTCATTGCTCGACCTGCTTGAATGCTTCAGTTGTTTTGTAGTGGACGGAGCATATAAGGATGTGAAGAATATGCAGCAGTTTTATGATAGCAAACGTGTATTCAATATTGCAGGTAAGAGTGGTGCACAAATCGAATATGACCCGAAGAAAATACGTGATGTAGAATTTGATTTAAGCATTACCGAAAGCACTTCAACACCGGCATACAGGCATCTTGCTAACGATATGCTTATGCAGTTGTACCAGTCTCAGGCAATCAGTGTAGAGCAGCTGCTTGAGCATGGAGATTTCCCGTTTGCCGATGAACTGTTACAGAGTATCAAGAGCCAAAAGGAACAACTCGCACAGGGGAGAGTTCCTGACGGGCTTTCACCTCAATTGCTCCAACAAGCGCAACAAAATGCAAATATGGAAGCTGTAAATCAGTTGCATGGGGCAATGCAAGGCTAAATTCTAAACGGCGAATAGAAACCCGCTCTATTCGCCGTAGAAAATTACTCTTTGGACAATTGGTCGCATTCTATCCATGTTTCTAATGTATCATCGAATAGTACTGTACAACCGTAATTATCATCGTCTACTGCTAACACTGTCCCTGAATTTCCATCATCATTACACACAACTCGATCGCCAGCTTTTATTTTTCGGATATTGTCAATAGCTAGAGGGTCATTAGTAAGTGTGACAATGCCGTCTATCCCCTGTTTTGCGTCATATCTACTTCCCATTACTTTTTTCTTTTTTTGAGTGAATCAAGGTAAGTGAAATATTCTTTGCGCTTGAGTTTCACAATTAATTCAGGTAATGCGCCGCTTCCATTTTTATAAGGAGTACAATAGAAACACTCACGCTCCAAATCATTCACGAATGTTGAACGAGATAAATAACCTTTCTGTTTCAGTTTGCGGAAGTTGAATCTATCCATAATGATGAGTTTACCACTCTTTCCATTGGGCATAACGTAATAACGTTCACCTGTTTCCTCATGTGCTTTGTCTGCTTGCACTACCGCTTCATTTAAACGGATTGATGCACGTAATTTTTTGATAATGTTCATTGTTTATTAGTTTATTAAATTAAATGTTTAACTTTATATTGTTGCTGCCGAAACAGCTTTCTTTCTTCTTTTAACAGTAAATCGGCCAACACGAGGTACAATTTTGGGAGTATCCATTTCAAAGAAGCAGATATGCAGTCCGATAGCCCTTGTCATTAATAAGTCATCATGCTTACCGGTAATTGCGCCAAAAGCGCCGTTCGGCTTTTTCTCATAACACAGATATTCATCCAAACAACGTTCATCACGTTCTGTGTACAGGTTTTCACGAATAACTTTGACTAATGTTGATATAATCATCGGTTTAGTGGAAATGTTGGTATGAAAACCGTATTTTGTAGGTAATCCCTCGCGTACATCTTCTTCTGATTGTTTGCGTGCATACAGGTTGGGATATATATCCTTTATTTGGTTAAGAATAAATCCGGATTGGTCACCATCCACTTGCCGCTCCTTATCATGAGTTTCCAACGTGTTGCTTTCTATCACCAAAAGCGAATTGTCATAAAACGCTGCTATTTGTGCCGCTTTCCACGCAAGCTGGTCGATGTCGCAATGTCCATACCATTGGGCAACCACGACTGGCCTGTCGCCATCAATCATGAATAGACGATCGAACACGACGATGACAGAGAAGTCGGCTTTATTGGAACGGCCTCCCACATCGACAACAGTGAGGTAGCGGTCTGTGACAACTTCCTTTTCATCTATTTCAGGAAGTTCCCAAATATGTAACAACCCCTGTTTGTCTTCCATAAAACGCAAGTTCTGCAAAGCGTTCTTGCCTTCGTCTGTATCGGCGTAGACTTCGCCGACATATTTGGGCTTCTTGCAGGTCTTGCGCATTGCATCGACCTTGTATTTGTCGAATATACGCGCTCCTGAATGAACAAAGGCTTCAATATCGTCGGACGGAAATTCGGCAGCCATTTGTCCATGGTCATTATACTTCCTACGTTCGGCTATATACCAGTTGATAGCTTCGAGCGTAGCCCCTTTCTCCCATAACCACCAAAGATACTTACCGCATTCTTCACGTTCGGAACTAGTATTTTCATTGTTACGGTTTTTATAGAGCCATTCTGCAAAACCCTGTTTTTCTTTATCCGAATTGAAAGCCAGCGTGTATTGTTCTATGTCGAACCATGATACGAACATGGCTTCGAACTGGGAATCCCCTTTCTTTGCTGCGGTATATTCCCTGTGAAAGAAATTTCCTGTACCATTCGCTGTACTCTCATAGACAATCATAGTGTATGGTTTTAGGAGAATACCCGAACAGGCCGACCGCACAATATCTTCTGGTTTCTTACCTTCCGTTGCTTTCCATATACCTACTTCTGAAAGATGTACAAGGTTATAATCTCCACCTCGGCAACTATCCGGGCGTTCTGCTGTACCAATTTTAATTTTACAGTTTCGTTGAGGAACACGGTATATGCTACCCGACTTACCCACTCCTACAAGTTTCGGCTCATTCTCATTGTAAAGCTCATCAATCTTGTGAAGCATTTCGACTGGATATTTTTTAATCATCCTGTCGAACATATCTTTGATTTCATCGGAACCTGCACCTTGATGTGCTATTATGAGTGAATTCAGTCCTATTTTGTGAAGGAGTTGCAACCATGCCATATAAAGCTGTGAAGTGGTAGAGCCGCCCCATTGTCGCGCCTTTAGTAGAATAATACGTATTGGCTTTCCTGCAATACGTAATTTTTCGAGCCGTTCCACAAAGCGACGTTGCGGTCTTGTAAGACGGAACAATACATCTTCTCCACCACCTTTATTCTTGATATAAACGAATGTAGCTGCCCAAAATGGAAAGTCCTCGCGGCTACGTATGCGTACAAATTGCTCTATAACTTTCAGCCGATCATCCGGATTGTCTTCTACTCCCATGTAATCCGTAAGGAATTTGGCAATAGAACCTGCTTCCACAAGTTGACGTACAAGCGGTATTTTCATTACACGCTTTGGTAGCCATTGATTGCGTATAGGAAAATCACTAATGGTACATTTGACACGTCCCCCTACAGAACCTTCGCCGGTAATAGGATTAAATTTTGCATAAATAATTGAATTACGGCGTTCATTCTCTATTAGTATATTGGTAATGGCTTTTATGTTTATATTACCTTTAATCATGTGACTTTTTTATTATCGGCTTGTTAAGCAGAGCCACAAGGAAACCTAACATATAACACCATAGGTGTAATATTGCATTGGTGTGTGGAAATAAGAAACCTGCAGTAAGATAGAATATCATCCACAACTGGTAATATTGTTTGCGTAATACTTCAAACGAGATTGAGCCAAATAAAACAAATACTATTCCCGATAATCCTACTGTTGGTGATGTCATTTCACCAATAAAACACTCAATAGTGTCAACTGGAATCGTAACAGCAATTATGTAAGCTAGTACTAACCGCCATATTCCAATGTCATAAATAAAAACCATTGAAAGCAAACACCATGAATTAAGGGAAGCGTGCAGAATGTTTGCGTGAAAAAATGGGTACAATACACGTCCGGCAATATCACTTCCTGCGTAAATGCCTACAGTTTGCCAATCCCATACTTTGAAAAATGACAAACCTACAACAATAGTAGAAATTACAAGAGCCGTAATCTTTTCCATTTTTCTTGTATCCATTGTTTTCTTGCTTTACATACCATTACTTTTGCACTGCCTGGCGTAAGGTAGAATTTAGGAGCAGGTTGTGCAATAACTTTGGCGCACAGTTCGGAAATAGTTAATTCAGGACATTCTTCTTGAAGCTTAAATACCCGATTATAAATTTCTTCATACATCTCTTTTTTCAATGGGCACATTGTGCTCAAATCTGTTTTACCTCTCATCATTGCAGAAATAATCAATGCAGCACGTATGTCACTAACCCAAAAGCGGCGAGAGGGCATATTGACTATTATTTTGTATACCTCGGACATACGGATATAGTCGCATGATGAAATGTATTCATCGTATGCTCTCATTAAATCGTCCATACGTTCCTTTGAGTATTCCATTATAGCGCCTTTATGCTTCATTTTTCTATTTATCTATGTTCCAAAGTTATAGATTGGAGCGTAAAAAGATAAACGTGGAATCCTTCTTTCCCTCGCTATTTTTGCTTTGTAGATAAAGACTAAAATTTATTTTTCTCACATTATACCTAATAATATGGAAGTTAAGAGCAATCGCGAGCGATACACAGATCGATTGAAAGCAAAGTATCCCGATAAAGAGTTTGCCGACGACGAGGCATTATTCGCTCAAATTAACGATGAATACGACGGTTTGGACAAAGAATTGTCTGGCTATAAAGAACGGGAAAAAGCACTTTCCGATCTTTTTGCGAGTAATCCACGTAGTGCAGCATTTCTCACTGATTGGCGTAAAGGGGAGGACCCAATCATCGGTATGATACGCAAATTTGGTGATGATTTTAAAGCTGCACTTGAAGACCCAGAGAAGCAAGAAGCTCTTGCTGCTGCCAACAAAGAGTATGCGGAACGAATAACCAAAGAGAAGGAGTTTGAAGAACAGTATCAGCAGAACATTAATGCGACTCTTTCTACTCTTGAACAAATGCAGCAGGAGGAAGGTATTTCTGATGATGAAATAGATCAAGCAATGGAGTTTCTGATTGGAATTATGAAGGACGGACTTCTTGGTAAATTCACTCGTGATAGTATTCAAATGGCTATCAAGGCTATCAAACATGATAGCGATGTAGAAACAGCCAGTCATGAGGGAGAAGTGAAGGGACGTAATAGTAAGATTGAGGAAAAACTACGCAAAGGGAGCAAGAGTGACGGTACTGCTAATCTTGCAGGAAAGAATGGAGGTGGTAATGCAGGCTCACGACAAATGCCAGATCTTGGTGCAATAAGTCGATATGATGGTGCACAAAATATTTGGGAACGTGGAGGCGAAAAACGTAGGTCAATAAACAAATAAAGATACACAATTCATTTATTAACAATTAAAATTTCAAGCAATGAAGAAAGTAATGAATTTCTTTTGTCGCATTACGCTAATGATATTAGCGTTTGTGACGAGTGCATCAAGCGGTGTCATGATGGCTGACGCATCAAACCTGCCAGATGCAGGTAAAATGACAGCCGGTGCAGACGGTACGGGTGGAACAGATGGTATTGCCACAGAAACCGGTGGTCGTGAAAATGGAGACCCGAATTTTTACTTAAGCGATGTAGATAAGCGCATTGTGAAAATTCGTCCGATGGCGACACCTATTGATCAAATTAGTCGTTATGCGAAATCAAGTAGTACTAATTCTTTTGAGGTGAAGTACTATAGTGTGGGTACACGCGAAATAAAGTGTAGTACTAATAAAAAATTGGAAGCAATGACGGGTGGTGCAAGTGTTTCTTTGCCAGTGAGTGATCTGAATATGTTCACATTGGATGACACTATCCGTGTGGTAGGTGTAAGTGCTATTACTAAACCGGATGGGACTGCATATTCAGAAAGTGACAGCAATGTTCCTGACCTTGAACTTTGTGTGTGCGGAAAGGATAGTTCAACTAATTTGCCGACAGTCTATGCAGTAAATGGGAAAATGGATGATTCAAGCAAGCAACCCATTCTTTTACCAGAGATTCCGCAAGGAACGACTCTTGTCCGTATGGGAAAGGCCTGTGGTGAACTGGATGTGCAGACTGGGCGTTTCAACAATATTCCTATGCCGGAAACACAGTACTGTCAGAACTTCATGATACAGGTAGAACAGTCTACCTTTGACAAGATTGCTGCCAAAGAAGTGAATTGGAACTTTTCCGATATTGAAGAAGATGGCGTATATGATATGCGCCTTGCCATGGAGAATACCTACTTGTTTGGCGTTAAACAGGTTATCAAACATGTTGCCAAGGACGGTATGAATACCTGGTTTACAGGGGGAATCTGGTGGATGGCAGGAAAGGATATCGAGGTTGGTGAATGGAACAGCGAAAAGAACTGTGCCGAGATTACTGATGAAAATCTCGTGGATATAACCAAAGACCTTTTTGTCGGTACTGGTATCGGTAATAAGCGTAAGATTTTATTCTGCGGAAGTGATATGCTTTCGGCATTCTCCAAGATTAAGAGTGAGAAATTTCGTTTGAAAGATACCGTTGAGGTTTGGAACTTGAAATTTAAATCTTGGGATACTGACTTCGGAGAAGTTCTTACCATTCATCATGAATTATTTGATGTGAATGGTATGAGTGATTGCGGTTTTGCCATGGATCCGGAATACCTTTCCAAGAAAACCCACGTGTCTTGGGCACGCAATGTGCTTGACTTGAAGAAAGCGGGTATTCGTCGTACCGATGCAGTAGTGATTCAGGAAGTAAGTTGCTTATATCTGCGTTATGCAAAGGCACATGCGCGTATGAGACTTGCAAAGGCACCTGCAACAGTAGAAGATAGTGGTTCAGAAACTGCTTAATTAGAGTATAAATAAATCAAATTATTAATCGGGGGATGGGATAGAAATCCTATCCCTTTTTTAATTCATTCGACAATATGATTATTAAAACTTACATAGCGAACACCAATATTAGTATTAATGTTGTGCTTCCAAGCAAAAAGAATTTTCATATAACGTTTACTCCCTTGTCAAATGGTAGTAGTGTATTTACCACAGATAATGAAATCTTACAAAGGTCAATAGAGAGACATTACAACTTTGGAAAGTTGTTTAGACTCCAAACTTCACAGGGGCAAAGTGCTGAAAGAAAGGCGACAGACAAACAAAAGGTTACTTCTTTAAAGAATCAGAAAGAAATTCCGGCTGTTGAGAATGTAGACAAGACTGAATTGGATAACAACGAGAACGTTGAGCAAAACGGAGAGACGGAAGATAACGCAGGGGCAGGGAATGATGAAACTGTTTGCAAGGTCAAAATGAGTGATATTGCAGCTGCTAAGGATTATCTTGCTGACAAATTCGGTATCAGCCGTACTTCTATGCGTTCTACTAAAGCCATTCTGGAACAAGCTGCAGCTCATGGAATAGAGTTCGAAGGATTGTAATAATAAAGTAATAGCGTATGACGGTATATCATCTTGACGAGATAGCTGGAGATGTTCGTATAGCACTTGACCAAAACACAACGAGTGATGTATTGAAAGAAATTGGTGATGTAGACACGCTTGCATTAAACGACATCATTAAATCAAAGATTATTGAGGCTGTAAAACGTGTGCACAGTTCTGCACCTCCTTATCTACTCGATGGAGGACATAACTTCGGAGATGAGGTGTATTGGCAGAAATGTGAAAGTGGTTGGGTGTTATTGCCGGAGGATTTTATGCGTTTTGTTGTTTTCCAGATGAGCGATTGGGAGCGTGCAGTATTCTATCCTATAAATGTCGACGATCCTGAATACGAGAAGCAATCTTCCCGGTTCAAAGGAATACGTGGCACTACACAACGTCCTGTATGTGCTATTTCTATACGACCAGAGGGGAGGGTATTAGAGTTTTATTCTTGTAAAAGTCAGGATGCAACGGTCAGTCGTGCGGTTTATCTTCCTTATCCCAAGATAGACAAATACGGTGCGATAGAGATTTGTCAGCGATGTTATGACGCGGTGGTATATACTATTGCCGCATTAGTATTAACAACGTTCGGTGATGTGGAGAAAAGCTCTGCATTGAACGAATTAGCTAAATCAGTATTAATATGAGTTCGATAAAATCAACACAGATAGATGGTGATGTTTCCGTCAGTCGTAATGCGGCAGTAGGTGGAGATGTTACCGTCCAAGGTAAAATCCATTTAAAAGGAAACGTAAAAATAGAGGGGTGGCTTGAGGCAAAGAATATCAAAGCAGCTAGTAAAGGTCTCTTTACTACTATTGAAAAATTGAAAGCAGCCTACCCGTTTCCGCATGACGGTTGGTGGGCACTTGTCGGGCTTTCCTTACCTGCTCCTATATACGTGGGTGATGGAGGCGAGTGGGTTCCAACTGGACAGACAGGTGGTAATCCTTCTATAGACAGTGGTAAATTTAACGAAGCTGTTGAAAAGCTACAAGAAGATATTACTAAATTACAAGATGATGTATCGGATATAGAGGATAAAAATAACTCGCAAGATACTAACCTTACTACACTTGGGAATAGTGTCAATTCTTTGCAGGAACAGGTAAATACAACCAAAGACACCGCCAACAAAGCAAGTGCCAAAGCGAATGAGGTAGGAAACCAATTGAATGACTTTAAGGGAACGAAAGGAGAAAATGGTGGTATTGCACCTCTTAATGAGTATGGAAAAGTACCTAGCCGTTATTTACCGGCTTCTATGGATGATGTGAAAGATTTCGACGGTTTCGTGGAAAAAGTGGTTGTTCAACCATCGTCTATCGGGAAAAGTTCAACGGATGATGGATGTAAGATTTACTACCATAAGGACACCGATTCGCTTGTTCTTTTCTATGACGGTGTATATTACAACAACTGGCTGGATTCCGAATTGTTTGGAAATGAAACTATTGACGGGATAACTCCTGTTTCGGATAAGGTGTATTCTGACACAATTACAAACAAGACTTATCGTTGGAGCGGTTCGGCACTTGTTATCATTGGTTCAGACCTCGCCCTTGGCTATACAAGTTCGACCGCATTTCCGGGCGATGAGGGTGCGGATTTGAAGCAGAAAATGCTACAAGCCAATGAAGATATTACGGAAAACCAGAACGTATTGTTGTCCCATTACAAACAGATAGTAGCACGAAGCGTAGTAAATGTGAACCAACTCTTTGGACTTACTAATCGTAAGATAACATTCTCGGTGGCTCTTGATAGATGTGCGACATCCGAATATGCTGAATCTTTGCAAATACCAGGTATTGTGCTTACCTTTCAGACTGAAGCAGGTTGGCAGTCCAAACAATGGGTTATCACTGATGATTGGAATAAGGAAAGCAACTGGACGGACTTCGGAGCTTCCAACGGAGAAAGCGTTGGCAACACAATCAATGTAAACGCCCTGTGCAAAGATGTGGAATATACGCTATCCACCGCCATAAAAGCAATTATTGACCTTGAGCAAGAGAGCGGAGTGGCATACATTAAGAGCGGTATTGTAGTGACATTCAAGACTGCAGAGAGCGACACCAACGGTGCACCTGTATGGCTTGCCTATCAATTTACACGAGAAGTAAGCGATGTAAACCCGGATGATTTGAAGCCGTGGGTAGCCTTTGGAAACGGAGGTGGCAAGGTGGAAACATCGGACACCCCAGCAGAGGGAGGAAAAGATGCACTTTCAACAGGCGGTGCTTACGCGATGCAGGAAAAAGCAATCGCTGGTTTTGACGAGGAAAGCGATGAGGATTATATCTACTACAAAGCTGTGAACCTGAATGGTGGACAAATAGAAGATGTGATACTGAAAATACCTAAGAACGGAGGTGGAGGCGGTTCCAGCGAGGACAGTACCCTATCCATTTATTTTGAGGATGTCGCTCCCATTGTAGCGTTCGGTTCTGACATAAAAATTAATCTGGCCCTACGTAGTGTGAGTTATCCGGGAGGTGTAGAAACACTTGGCGTTATCCGTAATGTGAGCATAATTGATGCAAGTACGGGACTAACCCTATTTAGCGAGGACATGAATATCGTAGGTTCTGCAAGTGCCACAGACTACAAGTTTGAACTTGACTTTACTGGCTATTTCAGCGGAGCGGCGAGCAAGAGTTTCTTTGTGCAAGCTACAGATGCTGACGGAAATACTAAGAAGAAAGCCATTACAGTAGTAGCCGTGGACATCACCGTGGAGCAGCCTATGGCATTGAACTACACAAGTGACACTGTTCTTACCGTAGGTGGATCTGCCAAGAACATCGGACAGTTTTATAAATTTCCCAATAACACATCATCCATACTTGCGACCGTGGAAATGTACTACAACGGAGAATGGAAGAAACTTGGTGAAGCAATGGTAAGCGACAGTTATACCAAGAGTATATCCGTAAATCCGAACGATGTGTTTGGTGGTGGTGAACGGCTCTCGCATGGTGCATATCCTGTGCGTATCTTCGGTACGGAAAGCAAGTCGGGGGTAAAAGGCAATACCATCTATTCAGCCCTTATGTGCATAGACGAGAATAATAGCACACCTATTGTCGCCCTCCGTTTCAATGACAAGAACAATGGTACATTGCGTCTGTATGACAATCTGACCGTAGAAGTAGCTGCCTATACACCTGGCAAGACAGAAACGCATATTGATGTCTTCTATGATGAAGAAAAGGTTACTTCTGTTGATGCCATGATTGCTGAAACGATTACCGTGAACAAGCAGATAAGCGGCTATAAGGCGGACGGAAGCCAAAGTATTACTGTACACGCTGAAAGTGGAAGTGTCAGCACCAATGAAATAGAAGTGACGGTTAAAGGAAGTGCCATTGACATTGCCATCAAGGACGGTGCTTTGTTTGGGTATGACTTCTCCACACGAAGCAACAGTGAAAGTGACCACACCATTATCAACAATGGGGTAAAGATGGAAATCAAAGGTGCGAACTGGTCAAGCAACGGATTTATAGACTATCTGAACGAACGCTCTTTGCGCATTGCCGAGAATGTGACAGCCGAGATATTGGATTACCGTCCTTTCGGAAATCCGTCCGTAGAAAGTGTTAGTGGTTGTGCTTTCCAATTCGCTTTTGCGACCAAGAACATCAAGGAAGCCAGCTCAAAACTCATAGAGTGTTACGATGCCGACAGCGGTGCCGGATTCTATGTATGCGGAAACAAGGTTGCTATTTTCTGCAAAACAGGTCAGCCGGCATTGGTAGAACGCTCTTTTAAGAACGGAGAAAAGCACACTATGGCTATCGTTGTGGAGCCTTCAACTATCTTTGTAACCCGTGGTGGCAGCAACTATTCATGCATGAAGCTGTATTTGGATGGCGAAGAGGTGGGCTGTATAGGATATATCAGTAACAGCGGAGCTATTCTCAACTCAAAGACTGTCACTTTTGACGGAACAGAGGGAGACCTATACCTTTATTACATCCTTGCTTACAACAGTTACTACGAGTGGGCACAGGCATTTAGAAATTACTTGTGCAAACTGACCGACACAACGGCGATGATTGATGAATATGAGAGGGAGAATTTGCTTGATACGCAAAACCGTCCGACTCTTGAATCTCTTGCCGCCAAAGGTATCCCTTACTATGTAGTTGTGAATGATCAGCAGACTTTTGACACCTTTGACGGAGATATTGACACGAGCAAGAAGTTCAAATGCACACTATTCTACTATGATCCCAAACGACCTTGGCGCAGCTTCAAGGCTATCAATGTGCAATGGCGCAGACAGGGAACGACATCGGCAAAGCGCCCTATCAAGAATGACCGTTTCTATCTTCAGAAGAATGACGGTTGGGAAGTTTCTCCTATCTATCCGGAATATACCAACGAAGATGCAAAGGTTTCGTATGACCTGATGAAATTAGGCTATGTACGTGTAGGCGAGAATTCTATACCTGTGAAAATCATCACGGTAAAGGTGGACTATTCCGATAGTAGCAATGCCAATGACTGCGGAGTTTGTAACCTTATGAATGCTACATATCGTGCCCTTGGCAACAACTATCTGACTCCGGCACAACGTGCCTTTGACGGAACATGGGTAAAAGGAGACATATCATTGAGCGGATTGACGATGAACCATTCGACTGCCAACCACCCGATTGCCGCATTCCGTTCGACTATGGAAAGTCTTACCGATGCTTGGTTCCATGCCAAAGGTAATTGGAAAGAGGATAAAGGCGAGCAGGTGGCACTCGGTTTCAAAGACACACCCGGCTACAACAAAGGGTGTTTGAACTATGGCGACTTCATCGAATACTTCGGCAGAAGAGACGAAACCCTTGATGAAATTGAATCACGCTTCAAGAGCGATAGTACCACAGACAAAAGTAAACTCTATATGCTCTCCCTTTATTGTGGCGAGAACTACCGCTTTATGGCATACGAGAGCGGTGCTTGGACTGCACAAAGCGGAGAAATGAAGCAGGTAGATGGCAAGTGGCAGATAACAGGTAAGGTGTTGAATCCTGTAAGCGGTTATGAACTGCTGACTTATGATGCCATGAACTGGTGGCAGGGAGTGGGAAGCATTGATGATATGATGGAACCGACCACGGCAGAATCATCGTGGGTAACAAAACTGAAACTCGGACAACCGACCTATCCGATGTGGACACGCTACTTCGAGTGTATGATAGACGATGACCAACTGCAAATAGACTTGGCTATGGGACGCAAAGTACCTTGCGACTTGTTTAACGTGTTGGTGTTCTGCGACAGTTGCGACTATGCCAAGGAGGAACTTAAAGACACTTGGAAGGAGATTTGGAAAACGAAGATGTGGAAGTACATAAATCCGTACAGCCTTGTGTCGTACTATCTCTTTACGGACTACCTTGCCGCCGTTGACCAACAGGCGAAGAATATGCAACCTATGTGGTTCTTGGAGGACGGTTGCAGCGTGAAAGACGGAGTATATAGTGGAGCAAACGGTATGGAAGCCAGAAGAATGTACTGCAACAAGGTGTATGATTGTGATACTTGTAACGGCAAGGACAATGACGGTGGTCAGACCATTGATCCAGAGGTTGACCCTGGCGACTTGACGAGTAGCGCGTACGCAGGACGAGGCAGTGTGTTGTGGAACGACATACGCGGACAGCAGACTATGGAGGTGGATCAAAACGGTAACACCATTACGCTTTCGGCTATCGCTGACACCATGCGTTCACTTCCGGACACGCTCGGCATTGGTTCGGGGCCATTCTCTCCGAAAGGTGCGCTCCATTACTTCGTTACGGAAATATTGAAGAAGTGGCCAAAAGTGGTGTCAAGTTACGACGGAGAGCGTAAGTACATCAAATACACCGGATACAGCGATATTTATTTCTATGCTTTGCAGGGATTGGGACTTACTTCTCTACCGGCGTTCATCGAACAACGTTGGAGAATCCGCGACGGCTACTACCGTTGTGGCGACTTCAAAGCAGAGAGCGGTTATATAGGCGGTCGTATCGGTGCGAAAGAGGGGGCGGTTATCCGTTTTAAGGCTGCAAAGACAGGCTACTTCGGAATTGGTAACGACAGTGGAAACATCACGCAGGGCATCTATCTGAAAGCTGGAGAAGAGGGTGTGTTCAGTAATTTCCAACATGGCGAGAACATCATGCTCTACATCTATCAAGCCGACCGTATGAGTATGATTGACTTGAGTGAAATCAGCATTGACCCTCAATTCGGTAATACATTGTCGAAGATGGTGTTGTTGCAGGAACTTTTCCTTGGTAGCAACACGCACGGAGATTGGACGATGTCGCCTGGTAACACTGGCTATATGACCAATCTTGATTTGGGCGATATGCCGTTCTTGCGGGTATTCGATGTGCGGCATACGGAACTATTGAGCGTTAACGCATCGAAGTGTCCACGTTTGGAGAAAGTATATGCGGATGGCACAGGGTTATCGACCATAGACCTTGCAGAAACTGCTCCCATTAGTACATTGACGCTGCCCGATACGATGACGGAACTTGTATTGGACAATTTGCCAAACCTGACTTATCCCGGAGGACTTACGCTAGGAGGTGTAGGCAAGGTAGCAAAGATATTCGTAAATGAATGTCCGTATGTGGATGCTATGACACTTTTAGAGCAGATAATTAATGCGAGTGCGATCAGAACTGTACGTATTCCTAATGTAAATGCAACTGCTAGTGTTGATTTGTTACGTTCTATAAAGGATAGTGGAGCAATTGGGCTTGATGCAAACGGGAACGCATACGATGAGAGTGGACAATGTAGTGGTATTACAGGACGTTGGATATTGAGTGAACTTGTAGAAGAGAGTGAAGTAAATGTCCTTACTGCATATTTTCCACAGTTAGAGCTCCATAATTCGCAATTTTCTATTGTGAAAATCAATGATGTTGTGGATAACGATTCATGTGAGAAGTACAGCAATCCTGAAAACAAGACAGGTGAAGACTACGGTAACACATATATTCCTAGTGGGCATACTCTTGCTATAAAGAAAGGTTGCCATGCTTTTAAATGCTCGTTCAACACGAAGAAGAATCAAATGGAAGGTGTACAGTTGAGTGATACAGACTTTAATTATCTGAAAGATGGTAGTAGCTTTGATGTTGCAGATACGGCAGGGGAGGGTTTTGATATATTTTGGCATGCTCCTCACTATTGGTATAAGGGCGTAAATGATTATAAGAACCAAGTGAAGTATTTTATTACTTCTGTTACGGAAAACGAGCCTATTTCAACTGCATTACACAGCAAGAAGGCTAAACTTTCTGAACTTCTGTACAAGGAGAATACTGGAGTGTATGCGAATGATGCTGTTATTGGTGAGGTTATGAGTGAGGATGTTATATCTACAGCTTCTAATACTAACAGCTATAAGATGGACGTAAAAGGTATGAAGCAGGTGAAATGGCCGGGATTGAATCATGCGCGACTAGGTGGTGTATTCACTGATGAAGGTAATTGTGTACTTGGTATATTCATTATGTCCGTAAGTCATACGTATTTTGACTTTTCTATAGGTGAGTGTGTATTCTGCGATGTACCTAGCGGTGCAAAATGGTTCTATTTTACTTCTTTTCGCGACATTGGTGATGTTGAGTGTCTTTCTGTGGATAGTGCCAGCATTGAGGCTCTTGAGCCGGAATGGACTGAACATACAGTAGGTGATAATGACAGTCTTGTAGGTGTTTATCCTATTACTATTGACGGTTTGAAGATGCCACGAAGTCTTTCTGGCGAGGTACGCTCAAAGAAAGGTAATGGTACATCCACTACGTCAGGTGAATGGAAATACGATAGTAGTGGTAATCCTATTGAGATGCCGATTGCTACCTTAAACTACACAGCAAAGGATTTCCAGAATATTTCCCGTTTGAGAGGTGCAGGTTACCAATTACAGGATTATGAACAACACAAAGAGATTAGTAATCTTTGGTGGGCATTAAACGGAACAACCAACGAACAATCTGTAGTCGGTAATGGAGGACATGACGCTATTTTAAATAAGCTGGATTCCATTGGTATGGCAGATAGTAGTAATGCTGGCAATTCTCTTAATTCTATACTTGGTTTGAAGCATTATGTAGGCTGTGATTCAGAGTGGATGGATTATATTGCATTTAATATCCCAAGTTATGAAACATTCTACAAAGCAAGATGTATTGATACTGATAGTTCGTATCCTTCGGATTATATAGCCCATATTTATGATCCTGTGAAAAAGACTGAACGTACAGTGAAATCAGTTGAATCTTCCAATGCAAATTGTGTGGTACGCTTGGTACATGGAGCAAAATGCGATATTTTGCCAAGCAGGGTTCATAATGCAGATACGAGTAAGTATGTTACTCATTATGCGGCTGGTTATTGGATCAATAGTAGCAAAGGCCGTTGTGTTTTGCGGTCTGGCAACAGCTCGAGTGCGTACAGCGGTCTCGCTTGTGCGTACGCGTACTTTGCATCTTCGAGCTCGTACACGAGCTGCGGGGCGCGGCTGGCCTTCCGCGGAAAATTCGTAATAATTGAATAGAGCGAAACTCGTTCTTGCGAAAAAAGCGTCAGAGGGAGAGTCGACCAACGGGAGACTGCTCCCTCTCTCTTTTTCTAATGTAGGTTGGGTAATATATTATAGAGCAGCATGAATATTTGTGCCTTAAAATGTTCTATATATGGAACATTTTTTGTATCTTTGCAATGCAATAACAAGGTATGGAATTGAAAGCAAGATTCAAAGTGATAATGTCAAGCGAGGCAGATGCCTTTCTTGATACTTTGTGCCAAGACATTAAAGACAAGATTGTTTATAATGTAGATAAGGTTGCCAATGGATATATGGATAAAGACCTTTTTAAAAAATTGGATGGTACGGATATTTGGGAGTTCCGCACTCTTTATAAAGGTATTCAATATCGTTTGTTGGCTTTTTGGGATACTGATGCGGAAACATTAGTTATTGCTACGCATGGATTTGTCAAAAAGACACAAAAGACCCCAAGTAAAGAGATTAACAAAGCGGAAGCTATTAGAAAATTGTATTTCAACTCAAAAAAATAGTGATATGGAAACGATTAAATTTTATACCCTTGATGAAGTTAAGGATAAGCACATTGGGAAAGTCGGGACACCACATAGGGATAAATATGAGGCTGAATTGCAGTCGTTCCTTATCGGTGAGGCTATTAAGAAAGCCCGGAAATCCCAAAATATGACACAAGAGGAACTAGCCCAGAAGATTGGTGTTCAGCGTGCACAGGTGTCGAAAATAGAAAGTGGTAGGAATCTGACACTTTCGACTGTTGCGCGTGTATTCAGAGCAATGGGGATGGAGGCCTCTTTAAGTATTGCAGGTTTTGGAAGTATAACTCTTTAAAACATAGAAGGTGGACAATCCCACGCGCCGTTGTGTTTTGCGGTCTGGCAACAACTCGAATGCGAACAGCGGTCTCGCTTATGCGAACGCGAACAATGCATCTTCGAACTCGAACACGAACTACGGGGCGCGGCTGAAATTCTGTTGGTTAAACTAATCGGAGACTCTATATAAGGTACGAGATTACCACCGATATTCTCCGAGGGATTAGAACCTCGGCAACAGCATAATAATATAATATATATATTTTATGGAAAGCCGGAACATAACATTAACCATATGTGGGGAGTGGCTTGACTTCTCCCCACGAGACCGGAAGGCGGTCTGTAAAATTGATGATTTATTTAAACTGACCGGAAATATACCTCTGGTCAGTTATCCGTTATATAACCTTATACCGGAAATTATATCAGACGAAAATTTGGAACGCTCATTTAAGCGTGTCATGGCGAATCTACGAAATGCAGATGCTCGAAATGGGAACAGGGCTATGCCGAAAACTATCATAGACGGTATCGAATGTTCTCCAAGAATGATTCGTTATGTGACAAATAAAGGAAAAATATTTGAAACGTTGAAAAACCAAATTGGTAATGGTACATTCCGTATCAAGAACCTTAAATCATTTCTCACTGAAGATGGCCCGAAAGTAAGAACAGTACAAGCTCCTTCGGTCATAGAACGCATTGGGAGTAATGCTATTATGGAACCGTTGGAAAATCGACTTTCTTCTTTATTGATAAAAACTACCGCTGCTTCCATACAGGGGCGTGGCCCGCATGGGTTGTTTCATCAGATACAAGCTGCAATGGCAGAAAATCCTAATCTCAAATATTACTATCAAAGCGACTACAAAGGATATTATGACAGTATTAATCACGAAACTTTAATTTCTATTATTAAAAGATATGTAGGCGATCCTCTTCTTTTGCCCATTCTTGAAAATTTTGTGAAGGCACTCTATCCTGATGGAGAATGTGGTATCAGTAAGGGATTGCGATCGTCTCAATTCCTCGGTAATCTTTATCACAATGATATTGACCACCGTATGATTGATGTGCATGGAGCAAGATATTACTTTCGATTCTGCGATGACATTTTTATTCTTGGAGAAAGTAAACGCGAGTTGTGGAGGTTACGTGACTGCTTGCACATCGAAGCAGATAAGATGGGGCTTACGATAAAATCAAGTGAGAGAGTTGCCCCTATATCTGCTGGTATGGATGCTCTTGGGTATGTAAATTATGGTAGCCATACTCTGTTAAGGAAACGGATAAAAGTAAATGCTGCTAGAAAACTGTCTAAGTTGAAATCCCGAAAGCGTAGACAACAAATAATTGGATCATTTAAGGGTATGGCTTGCCATGCCGATTGCAAGCATCTATTTTATATACTTACAAAAAAGAATATGAAGAAATTTTCAGAAATGGGTGTAACATACACCCCAGCTGACGGAAAGAAACGCTTTCCAGGTAAAGTAACACGATTGAGTGATATAGTAAACATTCCTATTGAAATACATGATTTTGAAACTGGTATAGACACTAAGGAAGGTGAGAACAGATATTTGGTATCATTTCGTAATCCTGCTAAACAAGAATGGGGAAAGTTCTTTACGGCTTCAGCGGAAATGAAGGGAATTTTAGATCAAGTCAGTGACATTGAGGATGGTTTTCCGTTTGAGACAATAATTAAAGGTGAAGTTTTTGACGGAGGTAAACGAAAATATAATTTCACCTAACAGGTAAAAGATAACATACGAATCCGCATCTCATTCGCTACTTTTGTTGAAAATCAAAATTCATAAAGATGGAAAAGATTTACGGCACAAAGCAGCGGCAGGATGGGCTTATACATACAGGCCGAACCAAATGGATATTATTTTATGGCTTTGGAAAGGATGATGAGGCAAGTGAAAGAGGTTGGGAGTACCGACATACATTTGACCACAGTCCAACACTTTCCGAGGTTAAGGAACTTATTATCTCTACTATAAATACTGCCACGCAGGAGAAGATCGTGAACGGCTTTATATGGAATGAAAAGCCGATATACCTATCTGCTGAAAATCAATTGAATTTTGCTGCTATAGAACGTAACAAAAATATTACATATCCACTTACCCTAAAAATCAATGAACAGGAAGATGGTACTCCCATCTACTATACCTTCGATAATGTAGATGAATTTATCTCATTCTCCCAGGCAATGAGCCTGTATGTGATAGAAACTGTTCAAAATGGTTGGAAAGAAAAAGACAGTGTAGATTGGACAGTGTTTAATATAAAATAGACAAGAATGAAGAAAAAATTGATTGAATGGCTTGCGCAAAGCAACAGGTGGAAACATCTTGTTGGGGGATTTGGTATCGGTATTTGTGCGTTTGATTGGTTTTCTGCAACCTATGCAGGTGTACTTACTGCAGGTGCTTTGGAGTATAAAGACAAGGCATATGGTGGCAATTGGGACTGGATAGATTTCGGCTTAACAGTGGTCGGAACGTGTGTAGGACAATTAGTGAGAACTATCGTATGACGGAAGTGCAACATGTAACGGAGGTGGCTAAAGGCATTAGTGACTATGGCATGATGGCTGTGAGTGCTGCATTTTTTCTTTTGCTTTCAGCAGCTATGATGATAGCACTATTCAAATGGTTTAAGAGTATGATAAACCGCCTTCTGGAACAACAGGAGTGTTTGAATCAATTGCTTGATACAGTACAAGACAATGTGAGTTTGCAACGAAACTTAATGGAAAGACTTCAACCTGAAACCTTACTGCGTATCCGGAATTTGACGGGTTTCGCTTTTGACCTTAGTATCGAACAGGTTTGTAGGTTGATAAAGCGGGTTCGAATAGAGAATCACATAGCTGATCGTGAAGCAACTGTAAACAAAATACGGAAATCACTTCAAGTAATCCATGATGATCGAAAGAGCCGCTTTGACCCTTTTATATATCATGGAAAACCTCTGTCGGAATATTGTAATGAGAATTGGGTGGAAGATGTGGTGAGTGTAGTTGAAAGTGAAATCTATAATGAGGATGGAGAAAATAATGCACGTGCCTATACCAATGTGAAACTTGCATACGACAATATAAAAACGGACTTTTATCAACGCTTAAATAGTTAATTATGAAAATATTAATAGATAATGGACACGGGGAAAATACACCGGGCAAACGTTCTCCTGATGGGAAATTACGAGAATACCTTTATGCACGCGAGATTGCAGAATCTGTGGAACGAGCCTTGCGTGCGAAAGGATATGATGTAGAGCGTATTGTGCATGAGACAGTAGATGTGCCATTGGCAGAACGAGCAAGACGTGTGAATGAGATTTGTGCACGGTATGGGGCAACAAATGTATTGCTTGTTTCTATTCATTGCAATGCTGCGGGAAATGGCGAATGGATGAGTGCAAGAGGTTGGTCGGCATATACTTCAAAAGGTAAAACAAAATCGGATGAATTGGCCACTATGTTATACGAGGAAGCCGAACAGAATTTTGCCGGACAAAAAATCCGTAGGGATAATTCGGATGGAGATCCAGATTGGGAAGAGAACTTCTACATTTTGGTGAAAACCAAATGTCCGGCTGTTCTTACGGAAAATTTCTTCCAAGACAATAAGGAAGATGTTGATTACCTATATTCCGATAAGGGGAAGCAAGCCATCATTAAAACGCATGTAGATGCAATAATCAAATACGTCACCAAGTATGGGAAAACTTAAGAATATTGCAGTAGTGTTGTTTATGATTGTATTTCTTGCTTCGTTGTTTATGAATGTAGTACATTTTGCAAGTAGGCAACAGAAAACAAGAGATACAACAAGAACAACCTATGTTGATACAATACCATTTTATAAGCCCATTCCTAAAGACAGCTTTGTTATTCGATATGTTACTGAACGTCTTCCTACAGTCTCGAAATTGCCGGAAAACGTACAAAAATTGCCTGAAAGCGTATCAGAATTTCCGAAAAGCGTGAAAAATTTCCATGAATCTGTATCAGAGGATAGTGTAGATGTGATTGTTCCTATTACCAAAAAGGTATACAAGGATAGTTTATATACGGCATACGTAAGCGGATATAACCCGAAACTTGACAGCTTGGTATTACATTCGCAACATGAAGTGGTAACCATTAACGACTGCTATCCTAGGTCGAGGAAGAAACGTTGGAGTGTTGGTGTTCAAATTGGATATGGAATAGCATTAAGAGGGGTGCCGGAATTTACACCATATATTGGAGTTGGTGTATCATGTAATCTATTCAATTTTTAATTATGACAGATATTGCTTTAACCGTTAATAAAGAAAGTGTATATGAAGAAGTGGCACAGACCACAGCTTATACCGGGGCTAAGATGGACAACGAACTCGCATACAACCGTATTTTCACAACGGATGAGGATAAGAGTATGCTAGAGCGTTTTTGGAATGAAAGCAAAAACACTGCTTGTAATAGCTTGAAAAAAATACTTCTTAACGAAGTCGAAAGAGAGGGGATATATCAGCTTTCGTTGGGGTTATCAAGTTCGTTTGATGAAGCTTTAACAGAAAGTATGGAACGTAGTCTGTTCTCGTTTTTTGTTATGAATATTACGGCAAAGTGGTACACATTTACCAATAAAGAAGAAGCAACCGGATATGCAACGGAAGCGGCTACCTATATGGAGGACGTCATGCGTAAGGCATTTTTTAAAAAATGTCCTATACGTCCTACGTACAATTGAATTATTTTTAATCTTTATTTATTATGGCAGAAAACAAGAAAATATTGACAGTGACCCAACAGGTTAAAGAGCTTGTTTATGATATTCAGAACAAGACATACTTGACCGGGCAGGCGCGTGAAGCAGAGGGTAAAAAGAATTACGAAGCTGCCTCTAATATGCAAGCGAGTGATGATGAGGAAAACAGTTACCAAATCCGTCGTTCATTGGCAAATGCATTTTCATCTTTGAAGAGTCTGCTTGGAGAGTATCTTTCAGAAGACAAAAGTACAAGCAACAATCTGATCGCAAAAGAAATTGATGATAATGGTGTACTAGAACTTGCATTCGAGTTGCCGAGTAACTACAACAACTCTTCGGCTGATGCGTTGGGCAATGGTATTCATGCCTACCTTGTAGATATGGCTTTGGGAGATTGGTTTGCCATTACTAACCCGGAAGATGCAGCTTCATACGTACAGCATTCGGCGATAAGTTTAGAGAATGTAAAGCGTGCGCTTTATAAACGTAGCCGACCTGAAAGACCGACTTATTCTTAATGTATTCTCATGGGATATTGTTGTAAGAAACTCCAGCAGACAAAAACAGTAACGCTGACATTCAAACGTTCAGAGTTACTCTATGACGTAGAGAACTACTCCTTTGTGGAAGGTGATATTATGGAAACGGAGAATGAACATGCCCGGCATCAGGTGTTTGACATTGGACAAAGTGGTAATGTGAACCGGGTTACACGTGTACTCAATCTTACCCATGCAGAATGTGTGGAAATGCTATATCCATATACCAAAGAGGAAATCTCGGACGAACAGGAAGCTCTTGATGATATTCTTGTAGCTCCCGAAGAATATCATATTGTACTCACTTTACCGGAAGATTTTTCTTTATCTACGGTGAAGCTACTAAAACATCTGATACACGAGTATCTTATCTGTAAGGTACTTGCAGATTGGATGAGTATAACGAATCCAAGTAGTAAGGCTAATTGGGAGGAGAAGATAATGAGTATCAGAGCTAAGATACAGACATCGCTAATGTCGAGAAAAGGCAAAATAAAACGAAAGTTGAAACCTTTCTGATAAAAGGAAGAGCCGGAGTGCATCACGCATTCCGGCTCTTTTGCTAACAATCTTTCTTAACCTTAATATGAAAAAACTAACCTATGTAAGTTATCTTGGTTTATTAAGCATACGGGGGGTGAATTGGACGGTAAACCCCAACAAACTTTCAGATTTGTCTAGTTTGCATATTAGTACAAGTCGGAATGCTTTGTATGGTGTGCCATGGAAACCTCGCATATATTTATCGGTACTACTCCATACTGCATGCCAGTTGAATAAATCATTTGAGCCATACAGAACTTGTGAGACATGGCTACTCTTGAAATATCCGCGTTGTATGATGGTGTCTATTGTTTTGAACATGTTTGGATCATCTATTTTGAACGGACGAGTGACAGCCAATGCAGTAATAGGTTCTATTGTGTTATCAGGCTGTGAGAAATTAACGAGATCATTATCTGAAGTCATAGCGAGTGCATCAGGATAGGAGTTTAAACCACTCATGATGTTACTATGCATCATTCCCCATTGCTTACTATCCATTGAATATAAGTAGGCATAGGTACATGATGGGTTGTGAATGATGATACGTTGGTGTATATAGTCGTAAATCATCCTACATGTTTTTAGAAATTCGCGGAAAGTTAGAAATTGAAACTCTGTTGAATTAAATCTTGTATTATTAACCAATTTATTCAAATGGGGTAAAGAATTGATAGAGAAAGCCAATTCACTGTCCAAAATATCCGAAATACATTGGCTTGTAGAACCGCTAATAAGCATAATACCACGGTCAGTCGCAAATAGTACAGCATTATCAATCTGGGTTATACTATCGGAATTAATACACACATCACGTGTGATAGGCTGGCGGGCAGAGTAGGAACCGGTAGAAGAAACCTCGAGGGCCCAAATTCCATCAGTAGAGAAACAGTAAAGAGGAAATTGACCAAATTGGCCTTGTGATAAAGCCTTTGCGGCTGAACTGAGTCCAATGATTGTACCTGTTCCAACAGTGCAGACTCCGAGAGCGGGAAATGAAAAAGGATCGTTTACATCAGAAGTATATATTTTATTTGGATATGGGATTCCGATTTCTGTATCAGTAATGAGGCTCATATCGGGGGTACTAGAGAAACTCGTGTTGATACTTCCGTATACTCCGTTAAGTGTTTCATGTTTATGTAATTTGCTATATGAATAGGATTTTACTCCATTGTTATCTATACGCTCAATAATAAGCTCTTTTGCATTGATGTTGGGATAAAAGAAGTATGAATCAACGATATTCATTGGTATACCGGAAAGAAACTGTACCATAACTTTTCGTTTCTCGGCTTCAATGAAGATGTATGCTTTATAAGAATATGTTTTCTCAACGGCTTTTTTAGTTTCGTTATCATACTCTCCATTAGCATATTGAAAACAAGATTCAAGTGGGAATGTCGGAGGGATAATAGTTACTCCGGTCAGATTTAGACGTGCGTTGTATGGAAATGCATGTTTTGCGACAATTGTTCCCATTAAATTGCTGTCACCCTCCATTACTTCTTTAGCCTCAAGTGAATTGAGAGCACCATTTTCAATAGAAACAATGTTCTCACCCGATTGTATTTTTTTTACGTCAATGGAAGAGATAAGGTAGAAAGGTAATGAAGAGTCATCATCTACAAGTGATTTACCTGACATTCCAAAGAAAAGTTGATTGGAATTGATTGATTCACTTGCATTATGACATCGATATATTAATTTACCGTTGATATTCTCATTACCGGAGTTAGCGCAATAACTTAAAAATGCGGACGAACCACCCATTGGTCCCAAATAGGCATATGGGGAGATTGATTTGCACATACTGTCCTGATCAACAGTATAGAGTGGGGGAGTGATAAATATATCAATACTCTTAACCAATTCCCCCCATTCGGCTACAGATCCTTTCACTTCATCGAAATTTGTTATCTCGTAATATAATTTTGATGCAACATGCGATACAACCATATTGAATTTGGTGTATAGACCATTGTTAACTTCATAACCTGTATAATGTATGAGATAAGGTATGCCATATGATGGGTAGACTTTTACTGGAGATGAAATGTAGTTGAGGGTTCCGTCATACATACGGTAGGCATATCTTATCATGAATGGGTATTGGAATAATCCTGCTGTTTTGGCATCGGCGGTATATTTATTGGTAAATGCCAACACAGTATCTCTTACAGCTTGGCTGGCTTCTATTGAGAGAATAAGTGAATTAAGAATAATAGACGGAGTAAATCCGGGGAAACTTGCAGATAACATATCCGAGTTTCCCATAGATGCTCTTAGTCGGAAAGAGAGCGATGGAAATACCGGGTTACTTCCCATGAGTACATATGTTCCTGACTTGTAGAGGGCATAAATTATGCCCTCAGAAGTGAGTATGATTAATGTGTTTCCAAGTGATGTTACCTGATAGAGTTCTCCAGAAATAGATACTATATCTTCGGGCTGCTTATCAGTGTCGTTAGAGGATAACCATTGTAAGGCGGCGGATTCTGTATCGTAAATTATGTAATGTTTATATACCGAGATGTTGTGTATGTATATCACTTTTTTCCCTTGTGGGAGAGTGAATAAACATTGAGGCTTTTGAATGCCTTTTAATACTCCATCTTCAGGAATAAGATTCATTGCAACTGACAAGTCACCATCTGCACATTCGTAATCTGATGGATTGGCAGAATATCCATTGTACTTAATCTCTTTTATCATATTACAAAAGGTATTTAGTGATAATTGGTAATAGTTTACCGTATTCGTTTTCTGTTGGTTCTCCTACACATAATCTTGCTTTAGCTGTTGCTTTACATTCTTGGAGAATTGCTGTACAAAGTCTGCTTGATGAAGTTCTGAAATGATTTCCTGCCTTATTCGTTGGGAATACCATCGCTTCATGCCTCCCGTTTGGTGAACGAAGTCTAACGTAAAGGTAAAATTCATCTTGGTCAATCATTATGTCCAAAACATCTCCGCGTGAGAGCTGGAGATGTTTTGCGACGCGAGCACTAATATCTATCCTTCCTGATGCGTAAAAGGTGATATCAGCTTTTCGGGTGTTTCCTAATATACTTTGCATTTGGCTTGTCGAATTTATAATAAGTTTTTCCTTGTGGAGTTTTCTGAATTGATACGGACAATTTTACTCGACAGTTATCGGATAGTCCATATTCATAAAGGATGCGGCCGACTGACGGACAGAGCGTTTCAAATCCTATACATTTATACTTGTCGTTGTATTGAATATCGCACATTTGGGTTGCTTGTTCAATAACTGGATTGATTATGAATCCGAATGTATCGTCTCCAGAAATATGGAAAACGAATACACGCGCTGCATCACTCTTCCTGGCATTATTCTTGATATGCAAGAACAAGTGTTTGGAAAGCGTTATAGAGTTGTCGGCAGGGTCGGCAATCACATAATACAGAAGTGATTGCCACCATAATTTTAACTTACTGATAATCATAGTACGAAAGTATGATGAATGATTAGCTTTTGTAGTTTAACTTTTTACTGACGCATTGAGATGTACTCGACGAGAACGAAAGGTAACTGTTTCGACAAAAGTAAACGATAAGGTTGTTTCGATTTCCAATCGATGCCGGTTAGCGGCTTCTTTTGTTGCAAAAATGTAAGAACAGATTTCTTGTTTGGTTGTACCTTTGGTAGCTACGATATTGGCATAATATTTGCGTCCGAAGAGGAACGCAATGATTTCTTTTAATACTGTTGAATTCATAATCTATTGGTTTTAATCTGTGAATAAATTCTTTTGTTCCGGTTGTTTGGGAGGAGGGATGATACTATTAACACGTTCAATCTCCCGGTCAATCTCGGCTTCGAGTGCTTTGCAAATTCGTAAATTAGCTTGAGTACGACATTTGAAATATTCTTTTTGTGCTTTGCGCATCTGGACAACTTTGGTAAAGAGTGTTTTTGCATCCATTATTTCTTATATTTGTATTGTTCTTTAAACATCGAATCCGCTTCCTGAAATTGTTTTGTAAAGCGGTTTTCTTTATATTCTCTCTTAAAAGTCACATATGGGACTTTCTTTGTGCTACATCCTCCTGTTAGAGCAAGAATAACACATACTAGTAGTATTTTTTTCATTTCTGTCTTGTTATATTCCACTCACTTTCCATAATTACGTGTTCACACTTATTGCACCTATGCAAATAAGTTGGAAAAGGGGCTGTTGTATAATCTTCAACTGCTATCTCTATACTACCACATTCCGGACACTCAATACTTACTTCTTTGATACCGGGATAGTCCCAGAAAGATAGTTTCCCTTTTACATTTTCGATAGGTTCTTCATAAATAATAGGATTAGCTAACACCCAGTTATAAACTTTTTTTTCGGCCCAGATAGAAGAATGATTCTGTACACAATCCACTATCTCAATGCTACCGATAATGGAGCCTGTACAAAAACTAAAATCTTTCCACTCTTTGTTTTCCGGTAATGCCA